TGCCGCGAACTTTGATACCAGTTGTTTTTGTTGGTTCGTTACCAGCAGATTTGCTAATAGCGCCAATGCTCACATCATAAGTATCAAGCTTGCTGCGGTTAGGTTCTTTGCCGGGGTTGGTAGAAGCTTTGACTTCCTTGCCAGACATAGTGTGTGGCTTGGCGTAGACTTTGGCATCGCCAACTTCTTTACCCATCATCTTTTTGCTAAATGTAGCCATGATTAGCCGCCTTTTTTGTATGTGAAAGAAGACTTCTTTTGGTTAGCTACTTTAGCCAAGCCACGTCCCATAGCTTTCATATTGGCGTTAGTTTTACCGCCTTTAGCAAGCTTAGTCATAGGTTGACCGGGATGTAAATTTTTTTCGTGTTTACCGACAGCAGATTTAATCATCTTTTTGTCTTGTGCGAGATCCATTTTCATGTCCTCTTTCATGTCACTCTTTGCCATATTAAGCTCCTTAAGATACCGTTACTGTACCAACAAATGTCGTTGCCACCAAGTAGTTTGGTGTCAAGTCCGCATCAAAATTACTAGCCCCGCCAACCGGATACCAGCCCCACTGTATGTCTCGTGAACCACCAGACAAATTACCATTGACGTTGACACCAGAAGTGACATACGTTGTATCCCTACGCGGATTGCGTAGAGCTTGTGGATCATCTACTGGAAATGTTCCCAGCATCAACTGAGGCTGATCAGGATCCCAGCACTCAGGACAAACCAACAACTGATACTGACGCTGCTTAATGATTTCAGTCTTAAGCTGCTTTAACTTGTACTGCTGTCCACAACGATCACATTCAGCAATCGCTATCTTGCCGGATGCGAACCGATTACCCATTAGTAACCCCCGCCGCTACCAATAAACATCTGACGAGGAACAAACCTGATAGCTGCTTTTTCTCGGTCTTCACCTGCGGCTATGTCAAACGTCTCATCATAAATCTGCTTGAGCATCTGGATACGTGGCATCAACTCAGGAACTTTGACAGCAATGTGGTACGCCAAACCTGCTGTAAGAGCAGGTAGAAAGCGAAAGTTCATATCTGCTGTAGCTGAACCTGCGCCAGCATCTTGCACTCTACGCAGTCTCCAATACACAAACTGATATGTAGTGGAGTTATCAGGTGTGGGCCACACGGTTACAGCTGGTAGTTGAGGAACAAACACCGCAGTGCCGTCAGCTTGCGCAGCGGCTGTCGTATTATTTTGTCCACGGAACACACCACCTAGGGTATTCCCTGATACATACGTGTAATAGATGTCTTCTGAACCAAGACGGATAAAACCTGAACCAGCTAATCCAACCACCGTGTTAAGCGTGATCGTGGTGTCCGTGGAGGTGAGGGCTCCGCTAAGAACCGAATCCGTTGGATTAACTTCTCCAGAAAGCCTTTGAACCCAGACTTGGATTGGACGGGCTTGTTGGAGTTTGTTGGGGATTGTGGCATAAGTAGAAACACTGATACGTGTAATAGTCAAGTCGGCTTGAGTAGATGCAGTGTTCTGACCTGTGCGAATAACCTGCTCAAGTAAATCAATAGTGTCTGTTGGCAAAGCATACGTTGCTAAACCGGGAGTCAGAGTAATAACACCCTGCTCCATCGTCCACATGTTGATACCCTTGTTCTGCCACTCAATGGTCATCAAATTCATTGATCGACGGGCAGTTCTAAGATCGTAACCAGAACGCATTTCACGACCGGCTCGCTCCCAAGCTTCCTCGGCAATCTCCGTGAAGTCCATGTTGAACAGTGTGGTTCCGGTAGTGGTCATCTAAATCCTGCCGTTTTCTTTGCAATGCTTTTTGGTTGAGCTACAAACTGTTTACCAGCAGCTTTACCTGTTCGTTTGGCTTTGGTCGTAGCTGCGTATTCTGCTGAAGATAAAGACTTAATTGCTTTCTCAGGTAAATATCTCTCACCCGTCTTACTTGACGGTTTACCAGACTTAGTGCGCCATTTCTGGTCGCCCCAGTCCTTAAGAGATTTCTGAGGAGCTTTCAATCTCTATAACCCCCACCGGCTTCTTTGTACTTCTTGGCGACAAGTTGAGCTTTACGGGCTGACCATTGGCCTGCACCCGTACCGTGCGTTGCTGCGGACTTTACCTGAGACACAATCTTCTTACGAAGACCGGGCTTGGTGTAATTGCCAGCAGCATTCACTTTCCCGCCTTCAGCATACTGCGTAAAGTCAGTATCATCCCGACGAGCTTTTTTCACGCCTTTGGGCATCTTGGAAGGCATGATGTCACCCATGCCGCGACTGGCCATCATGATTTAACAGGCTCCGCCGTAACTCATCTTGACCATAGTACCTTTGGTCTTGCCACGTTTAGCAATACCGTCAGCACGAGAAGAAGCCGAGCCGCCTTTAGCATAACCACGCTGACCACGAACTGCGTCACGCGGGTCTTTTTTCTCAGGCGCGTATTCAGTAGTAGTCAAAGACTTTGTATAAGCCGCGTCAGTGGCTGCATTCATCTTGCGGTCAGCCATTTCTTCTCGCGCTTGTTTTTCTGCTGGACTCATTTGAGACTCCTTAGATTAGCACTTACCGCCACGCTTCATGGTTTTTACACCAATGCCGTTGGGTACGCCAGAACCAGCCATTTTGACTTGTGTACCTTTGGTTTTGCCTTTAGAAGCAATACCATCACGGCTAGGAGCCGCTGTTTTAACAGCACCCATTGATGTCATACCACCACCAGCCATTTTTTTGGCCGCGCCACCGTTTGCATATCCGCCCATTGCCATCTTTTTCATATCGCCACCTTGTTTAAAAGTTTTGCCTTTATCGGCATTGTTGAACTCTTTGCCCACGGATTGTGGGACTCCCGCTTTCTTAGCAAACGATGGCGAATGTGCAATCGCAGCCATGAAATTGTGTTGAGCTTTACTCTTGCTTGGCATTATCGCCCCGCTTGAATAAGCTGGTCAATCTTTGCTTCAAGTTTGTTAAAGCGCTGGTCAATGTGGTTCGTAATGCGATCCACTTCTGCTTGAGTAACGTTATCACGGGCAACCTCCTCGCGTGTTTTGTTTAAGAGAATGCTTATACGAGCAAGCTCCCTGAACTTTTCGTTCATCATGTAGCCAATCAAACCGACAAATAATGTGAGTACTGCTGACCATACTGTATTTAAATCTAGCATTTCCAAGCTCTAAGAGATTTGTTTATGCGTGAATCTGGGTCTTTGGCAGTCTTTGCCGAAGTTAGCTTCGACTTCATTCCTTCCATCCTCGCACAGAAAGAATCTTTGCGGGAGCCGCCTTCCGGCTGGGGAGGTTTCAAGTTCATGCCTTGCTTTTTCGCGGAGGCGCGACCCTTCGCATTCAAGCCACCCTTTGGGTTCTTGCCTTCTTTTCTCTGCCATGCTGGACTCTTAGCCATTTACGACTTTCAGTTTATGTTGGTAGATGTTTTCAAGTAGAGGCATTACAACCTCTTCACGGAAGTTGCGCTCAAATACTTCTTGACCTACATGAGGAAGACTAATGTCTACATCTAGGTAAACTGTAAATCCCATTTCGGTTGCACGATCACAGAACAAATAATCTTCACCAACGTACTTACCATCACGGATAGCAAAGTCAAACACCGCTGACATCTTTTCTGTTGGAGACTTTTCGTAAGTCCATTCTGGATGATTAAAAACCATCTGTTCAATGACATGACGTTGGATCAACATAAACCCTGTAGGCGCACGTTTCAAACGCATCAAAGAGCCTTTAAACTCTAGGTCGCCCTTTTCATCGTAGTACACATCAGCAAAGAATTTGGCATCTTTGGCTCTACGTGGGTACGCTCCAGCAGTGATATCCATATCACCACTTTGAGCCATCAAACGCAAGATGTCGTCTGGAGAGACAATTACATCAGCATCAATAAACAGAAGCTCTGTGCAATCTGTTTTTAAGAATTCGTGTACTAGGGCGTTACGAGCCATAGTAATAATTGAACAATTAGACAAATCAGACAACGTGACGGCCACACCAAGACTCATTGCCTTGGGCATTAACTGCGCCAGTGCAAATGCGGTCTTGATGTTCAGTTTACCGTCATAGGCTGGAATGCCTATAAACAGCTTACGCCCCATCAGTGTTGCCTGTTTTGTTTCAGCCATAGAACACCGTTACATAGCTAGTATTGGAAATGTTTGCGTAAATACCAAGCGCCGCCAACATGCCTTCTCCGGGAATTAAAACTGCAACAGGTGTTGTAACACTTGTAGAAGTCCCAAAACTTACTAGCCAGCGAGCACCACTGTTTACGTATCGGCAAGCTGTACCCGCTGTAACTGTTCCAGAATTTGGGTCTGTAAAAGTAAAAGTGCTTGAATCAACAACAGTAATTACATAATTACCATCTGTGGCTGATGCGCCAGCGGCGGCACTAAAACCAATACCAACACGATCACCTGTTGCCAAGCCATGTGCTGATTTGGTTACAGTAACAAGAGCACTTGACCTGCCATAAGTAGCAGATGTAGGGGCTACAGTCGTGTCAAATATTTCAACAACCCCTGCACCGCCACCGCTACCTTGAAAGGTAATGTGTTTTACACGATTACGCCCAGTAGGAGCAATAAAGCCTGAAACATCAAGATGTCCAGCCAATACGTCAGTTTGCATCATAATTAATCTCCTTGTAAACGGGGGCCGAAGCCCCCTAGACTAATTAGACTTGACCAGCAGATTGATACATCGTGCCGTCAGAGTTGCGAACAATGTACTCAATCACAATCTGGCCTACGCCAGCAGTCGATGCACCTTGAGCAACCGTGTAAGTCACAAACTTGTCGGTAGTGCCAGTGTTGGCCCACAAAGCGGCAGCGGCTTCTGTTGCAGCGGCAACGAAGTTATACACACCGGGGTTGGTTATGGTCAGAGCGCCAGTGATAGCGGTCGCGCCAATCGACAACGTAATAGTTGAAGCAGCATCAAAAGTGGTAGTCGTGATGAATCGAATATCAACGATCAACGAACCAGCGGGGAGCACAAACGCATTGCTTGCGTCAGCGTCATTGAAGTTTACAACGTCAGTCTGAACAACTTGAGTTGCGCCAGTGTTGCGTGTGGTGTCAGCAGTTGTGCCGGTGGTATAACGGTTTTGCCGAGCAGCCAAGGGCCTAGGTGTGTTGCGAATCCCATGATGTGTGTCCTTACATACAAGTTAAGTGTATCAATCAGTATGTTGTCTGCCGGGACAGTTTGATACACCGGAAAGCCCGGATTAAGAACAATATACACCAAAAGAAAAAGGGGCACAAGGCCCCTTTTTCAGTTTCATCAGGACGAACCGGGTGAACCGAAGATACCCAGTGGGTCTGACACGCCGAAGCTGTAACGCTCACGGGCTTTGTAACGAACGTTACCTGTGTCAAAGTCGCCATCCATGCTGTTAGATAAGGGTGAACGAACAAAGTGCTTCAGGCCGTTAGGTACGTCTGTTGTCAAGAACCAAGCATTGGTGTCGGTCAAATAGTGGTTAACAGTGTAACCTTCAGAGATCGAACCATTGTTCTTCAATGCGTTGATATCGTTGTCAGTTGTACCGACGCGGAGTTCGGTTTCCAACAAGCGAGTTGCAACGAATTGCAGTGCTGGGGGGATGATAAGCTTACGGGGCTTAGCAGCGATCAACAAACCGCGCTCGTCTGTCCAAGCAGCGATCTGAATAACAGCGTTTTCCAACGATGTTTCATTCAAGTCAGCGCCTGTTGTAGGACGATTGCTGTTAGTGCCACCAGAGACAAGTGGGTGGGCTGTAGAACACAGAACCACGCCGTCGCCGTATGTTGGGCCGCCAGTGAAGGCGTTGTTCAACACATAAGCAGCTTTAACTTGCTTGGTGTAAGCCATACCACGGGCCAAAGCCTTGGTATAACGTGAAGACAAGCTGTCATACAAGTTATCTTCCACAGCTTCCTCTGTGATGGAGAAGCCCATCGCAATGGTTTCGTGGGTGTAACGTGCAGTCCATGCCTCTTGTGCATTGTCGTACTGAATGGCGGAGCCCTCATTCTTGACAGGTGCAGCAGAGAAGCCAGAAAGCTTTGTCTCTTCTTCGAAGCTACGCTCTGATGTCTCAGTTTCGTAGATCTCTTTGTGCTCTTCGCCGTATTTAGCGTACTCCAGACCAAACAATGCGTTCAGACCGGGGAGCAACTCTTTAAGTAGTTGTGCGCGTGAAATAGCCATTTTAAGTTACTCCTTAAATACCGGTAGTATTGTTGTACTGCGCGGTGTTGAACTTAACGAGGAACTCGTAATAGGTCGTGGCGGCTACGCTGGCATTGCCAGTCGCAGTATCGGGCACAACGTCAACAACACGAACGGGGAGTGTATTAGTAGTGTTGGCGGAAGAACCGTCAATACCGTAATACGAGTCACCTGTGGTGGTGGAACCAACGTTAGCAACCAAAGCCACGTTAGATCCAACAATCGCACGGCTATAAGCTGTGGGAGCGGTGGAACCAGCGACAGTAGCGCAAACACGGAACACAGCACTAGGATCATCCACAACAAAGGCAAAAGCCATGTTTGTTGAAGTTGACGTAGAAGCTGGGTACGCTTGTGAAAACGTAGGTTGACTTAACGAGTTGATGTAAGAACATCCAACCAACACACCAATGATATTACCTGAGTCGGTAGTACTAGCAGCCACAATGTAGCCGTTAGTGTCCACCTTGACGGTGTCACCGTTCAGGATCGCTGTTGCGTAGGAAGGGGCGATTGGGATTTGACGGATCGCTCCGGCGTAGGGTAGACCATCCAGTCGATTGACTGGCTTGAAACCATACGTCTTGTCAATGGTAGGATATGCCATCGTTAGACTCCAAAATTAAGACCCAGAACCGAAAACTGAACCCTTAGTCACTGTCGTGCGTTTATCGCTAAACAGGGGCATACGAGCGTCGCTTTCGCGCATGAAGCTGTTATCTACTGACTGCATTTGCGAATCGGAGAGTTTCCGATAGTGCGCATCGCGTTGTTCAATAAATTCAACAGGTGTTTTACAAAGGATAAGTCCACCGACTTCAATCGCATCTTTAAACCGAGAATTTGGATCGGCAAATGTATGCGCTTCAGGGTGATCAGAAGCTTTTACGGGCTCCCATCCTTCGCGAAGTTTTGCGGAAACATTTCTAGCGTCACCCACACCACCCATGCTGGTGCGAATCCATCTCATAGCGTAACCAGGTTCCTCATCCACTTCTGGAAGAAGTTGAGGCGGAGTCCACTTTGCAGCAGGTCTGCTCTCTTTTTCACGAGTCTCAAGTTCACGCTTCAATCGATTTTGTTCAGCCATTTTTATTTCCTCATTTCTTCTGCAACCTTACGGGCGTACAGTTCCAATGGAACTCCCAACCGTTTGGCTAGTTGTACCTGCGTTGCGTTCAGCACGATTTTTCTAGGTGCAGTGCTGCGCGTTGCTGGTGCAACAACATTTGCTTTTGGCGAGCGCTGAGATGTTTGTGCATCAGCGGATTCCTCAGAGGCAAACCTCTCTGGGAATACTTGGCGAATCCTGCCGTTGAGCTTCCGGTAATACTCATCCGACTTAGGATCAATTCCATCCTCTACGACCAGCTTCTCATGCAACGCAAGCGCATAGCCGGTCATTTCACGGTCTTTCCCAAACCAGCCATTCCGGGCTTGCCAGTCGGCTGCTTTAGGATCAACCGCGTTTGCTTGCGCGATTTGTTGAGTTTGTACAGCAGATTTATCTTCTTGTAAAGGGGCGGGTCTAAAATTATTTACTCGCTCCGATTTGATCTTGGCGGAGGTTAGTTTGTCCTGCGCTGCAACCAAAGCATCTGAGTCCCCTGCCTCATAAGCATTCTTGTAGTCTCGTTTAGCCTCTTCTACCTCTGCTGAAACAGTTCGTTTGGCCTGCTCTAATAGGGCTTCTTGACTAGTACTGAGCGTACCTTTAAGCTTCTTATTTTCTTCAATAATAGACTGCGCTAGACGCAAAGCTTCATCTTTTTCACGATATGCTGCTTCTTTGGCTCGTCTTTCATCGTGATACCCGCGACCTAATTTAGACAATCGCTCCTTGAGTTTGACATCAGTATATTTGTCAAGTTCCTCATCGGTGACTTCTTCAGGTGGTGTATCTAGTGGTTCACCACGGTTTCTGTCTGCGGGTGGCGTATCGTCAACAATCTCAATGTCAAACTCGTCATCTTTAGACTTTAGAGAGGAATTAGCCTTTTTCTCGGCTTCTTCTATCTCATCAGGGAAGTGATATTCTGTTTTTTCAAAATTAGCCATGATTTCTCCTTATGGGCGTTGAATACCGCGGGGGTCTTGGACTACCGCTTGGATAGAGTCATCATTAATTAAACGCCACTCTGTACCGTGTATTTTCATACGGGTGCCAGTATTGGGGCGAGTAATAATGAAATCTCCGACTTGGCACGCAGGCCCGGAAGGAAACCTCTTTTCATCTTTAAATGCATCTGGCCCTATTTTGGCTACGAATAACACGGGGGAAAGGAGCTCCTCGTGATACATGGCAGTAGCGGATTTAAGGATACCGGATTCACTAAATTCTTCTTCTGCTTTGGGAAGCATACAAAGAACATGAAAAGTAGCAGGATCAGGAACCTGCTTAGCTTTCTCTTCAGCCGTCGCGGGAAGTACAGTGGCTGTGGCACCGTCTTGGCTTACGAGTATTTCACTCATCGTTTAGTCTTTCTATACGTTGTTTGAGGTCTTGAAGGTTGTAATTGGCGTGGTCAAGACC